CCACTTCTTTTTGAATTAGCAAATCGCTAATCGCTTTTACTTCCTTCTTAACGTGAGAGTCAACCTTATCGGAATAACTTTTTTCGAGACTCTTGTTGGCCTCGTCAATTTTAGAGTTTAAATGCGTTTTTAAAGAACTGATTTCGTTCTTCAACGCTTCTGGTATATCCATTTCTTGTTTTTTTTTGGGTTTAAAAATCTTCGGAGTCAAACATTCCTACTAAATCTAACGGCTTATCGAATTTAAAAGTGCTGTCAAGCGGCTTTACTTCTTTAAGTGTTTCTAGTATGTCTGATTTAACCTGCTCGTAATGTGTTTGTATTTGAACGAATGTCTCATCGGTAAACGTACCGCTAGACAAGGCTTTTGAAAGCGCATCCATGCGTTTAACTAAGAACGCTGATCTCTCGATAGTGTTCATTCCCTTCATGCCAACTACGGGAGTATCTTCGTTAGCGCCCCAAGTTACTGAGGAGTATTCGAATAGCTTTACCTCCTTAATGTAGTTGATATTGGCCTCTCTGTCGTACTCCTCCTTCATGGGGATAAAGCCGACTGAATGCTCAGTGATTATGCCTTGCTCGTAAAGCTTGCGGTAGTCTCCATTCTTTATGTCGCTTATGTAGGACGTAATAAGAAGCCCTGAGCTATCTTCTGATATGTCAAGGGGCTTTCCTATTGGATTCCAGCTATCGTGCTGATAAAGGTGCTTGATTCTATTCTTTCCGTCAGGGCCGTTTTCCTTGATAGTCTTAGCATAAGCGCCAAGCTCAATTATATCGCCATCGGAGTCAATGTTATTAAAACGAGAAGCATAAAGAACGACTTGACCCTTCGTCATATCCATGTCCTTTACCTCGTAAGAAATGTCCTTTGTTTTAAAACTGTTCATCCTTCTAGTTTTGACAAAGATACTGTAAATGATCTTAAAATACCTAACAACCAAAAAACGCCCCGAAGGGCATTGGATTATTCTGCATGTTAAATGTGGTTTTTAGTGGTTTAAAGAATGTTCCCCTCACTGATGAGGGAAATATTATTCGACTATGTAAAATAAACGACATCTGCAATTGATAACTTCAGCCGCAGAGCCAGCACTGTCCTGGGGCATGAGCATATAGCTGTCACCTATTCTAAATCGCTCGTTCTCCTCCACAATATCGCCATCGGCTTGAATATGGGTTAATCTAGTACGAGAATCAATGTACGCCATCCATTTTTTCTTGAAGTTTACGTCACTCGTTTGCGCTCCTAACAAGCTCGCTCTATTCGCTAGGGCTGCAACCTCTGTTCTAGCTATTCTTTGCGCTCTAAACTCGTTCGTCACTCTCCAGCTCAGTCGAATGTTCTCCTCTATTAAAGCGATCATTGATATTTCACCAGCGCCTTGTTCTAATCCTAATTCTACCGCAGCCGCTATCGCTCTCCTTGCTTCAGCTTTACTGCTCTCGGCTATTGTTCTAACGTCCGTAGCTGTTTTACTGTCCAAGTATTCCCTCATAAACAAATAGTACGGGTCGTCAGGATCAATGGCCTTTATTTTAAGGTGCTTTTTAGCCCCATTTGCACGGGTTTTTATGAAGTCGTAGTACTTTGCTCCTTGTGGGATAATAAGCTGTTCAAATAGTCTGCGATAGTCTTCTAGTTTAATTATACCGTTTAGTTCGTCAGATATTGCTTTGTAACCTATTACCCTAGACCTAACGAGTATTTTATCCATCTGATCCTCGAATAAGCTGATTAACTCATCTCGCCAAGCTCGCTCATCTTTGTTCGTTAGCCTTGTCCAGTGATTTTGGCTCATTCCTACCTCTCTCATCTACTTCTATTTGTAGTCGTGAATGATCTTGGCTAATCGTTTCTGAGTCTCCTCTTCTATTGGTATAGCATCGGGGTCAGTTAAGCTTATTGGGATAAGGTATTCGGGAAGGGAAAAGTCGGGTTCGATTCCAACTAGCTCTTGTTTCTTACTTGTGGGAATGAAATACGCATCTTTAAGTACGTTAATTAACTCTGTCTGATCCTTATGAAGCACCTCGATGCCTGATAAGTCAGGTTTTAAGCATAGACCATCACCCTTGGTAAAAAACTCCGCGTTTAACTTAGCCAACCAAGCGTTTAACGTAGGTAAGATTGCCTCCGTATAAGCTCCTTTTTTAGCCTCCGCTATATTATTGTAAGTGCTAGATGTGTGATCGTTAAATAGCTTGGAATCTAATCCGTAAATCGAATAAATGTCTCTAGCGGTCATTTTAGAACTTTCTAAAAGTCCTAAATCCTTCTCACTAGCCGAAATGCTTTGCCACTTAAATAATTGCGACATCGCTCGTATTCCTCCTCTATTAACAGAACCCTGAACGCTTTTATTGATGAAACTCTGCATTCCTCTTAACTGCTCTTTATTAGGCGCAGCCGCATTGTCATTGCTTTTTTGGTCAAACATCAATAAACCTATCGCACCTAGGTTTTGGGCGAGTTTAGCCAGTGCGGTCTGATTGCTATTGTTTGTGTTTAACGCTTTTAAAGCCGCTTTTAATGGACTCATCCCGTAGAGCCACTGCCCATTCTCAAATAAGTAATTAGGCGTTTTTAAATGAATAATAAGCTCTGGAGCGAAGTCTTGCGTACTGATTGTTCTAAGGTTATAAGCCTCGATACCCTCTGTTCCAGTATTCCCCTTTGTTTTAATCTCAACGTACTGGGCGGGAAGGTTGTAAAGTTCTATCGGTATAGCTGATTCTCTTGTGGTGCTTTTTACTTGATAATTATAGCTATTTCCCGTAAGAAGGTAGAAGCCTAAACTCTGCTCCGCAAATTCGTTATAATTCTGAATGTCATTTGGTCTTCTTAAAAGGTCTAGTATAGGGTGTTTATCTATATTCGTTTCCTTGCCATCTTTACCCTTAAGAACAAGCTTAAGAGGTATGCCAGCCGCTCTCCTTGTTATGTAACGAACTGCTGAATGTACTACTACGTTAAGATTATATCCGTTCGTAATGTAGCTCTTTGCGTTCTCTTCTGGAACGACCAGCCCTCCTCCTATATGTTGAAGCAATGCGGATTGTACTTGCTCTGACGATAAATTTGTAGCCGCTTTATTTTTAAAAAAGTCGAATAAACCCATATTGCCTTTATTTTGCTTCAAAGATACTATTTAAACAAAGACCAGTTCAGAGGCGCTACGTTTACTATCCATCATAACAAAATAACGAGCTGCATCTATTGCGTGATCTCGCTGGTTCTTCTCAGGTTCGTTAACAGTCTTGCCTTCTTCAGTGACCTTGTAGGAGTACTCTCTAAGCTCTTTAATTGTGTTCAAGCTTCTATCTGTAACGTAAAATAGATTCTCACCCATAAGAGCCAGCCCGAATCGAATAGAATCAGCTCCTTTCGTTACTCCTCCTACACGACAGCCAGCCGCCTTTAGGTAATCTATGGACTTAGGTTCGGCACTATCAGCCCAGCCCATGATTTTATCTAGGTTGTTTCTCTTTAAACGATTCGCTATATCCTCGTTCGTTAAGAGTGTGTTATAAAATACCTCGTCAAATATATATGCATCGTTTAACTTATAAACCGCTATGCAAGATGTGGGGTCGTTAGTATAGCCAAAATCGAGTCCGTAACCTAGTAAACGAGCATTCTTAGGGATTGTACTGATTCGATTCCAGCTTTGATGCTCCTTAAATATCACACCCGACCTAGAACCTAATTTGCCGTAAACATAAACATCTACCCAGTTTCGCCAGTACTCACTCTTCTCTGCTTTCTTCTCCGCTCTCTGAAGCTCTTTAACCACCTCCTTAGGTGTCGCTTCGTTATCTTTATAAGTAAGTGTTAGCCAATCTGTATCAGGCTCGTTCTCCAGCTCTGTATGCGCCCAAAACTCATGTGAGGGATTAAAATCGACATAAGCAAACAGCCTAGTACGAATAATTAGTTGCTGCCACGCCTCGAACTTAATGTTATTAGCCTCATTAACGAACAAAATATCCCTCCTTGCTCCTCGCAATCTATCGGGATGATCCGCACTAAAAAACTCGATATAACTGCCATTGGTGAAAGTGTAAGTGGCATTAGAAGACAGCCAATTTGCGGGATTATAGTTGCTTGTAGAGATCATTATGTTCTTAAAATCTCGAATAGCGCCCTTTCTTAAGTGTGGAAAAGTCTCAGAAACCACACTTATCGAAAGATTAGGTTTTGACAGCGCATAACTTATAAGAAGCGGGAGAATCGTAAAGGTTTTACTAGCACTTGTGCCTCCCTGAACGACTCTGACTCTCTTCTTTAGCTTTATAATTTTAGTTTGTGCAGTGGTCTTAACGAAACTCATTTAACGAATTTTAATCCTCTTCCTCTATATCGCTCAAGTCAATCCCTTTGAAAGGAGCTTCCTCGCGGGTCGTTATATCTATTCTAGTGTTCGATAAACGGTGATATTCTTCCTGTGATCCTAGAAGTTTGTAGAGTCCCATTTGCAAAGTAGCGTTATCGCTTTTAAACCATTTATTTCGCATCGAGACCTTTATCTCGATCTTGTTGTTTTCAAGGGCCGTCTTTATATCGATAGAT